CCCTGACTGGTATTACCAGAGGTATTGATAATACTCAAACTGGTAGACACACTGTTAACAATCTTGTTTACAAATATGAACTTAACGGTGTATCACTAAGAAGAATCAATAGACAACATTCTCTCAACACAGCAACTAATGGTGTTCCAGTATCTCTCGATACTTATACCATCAAACTTGATGTGACTGACACTGACTATGGTACAGATCGTTCTGGAACCTCTTTGACTAAGTTGTTCTTCAATGAGACAGCAGAAGGTGGTGGTCCTACAGGTAAGGCAACATACAATGTTCCCTTCGAGATGATTCTACCTCAAATCAACACAGTTGAACCAACAGGCACAAACATCGCACCTTCAGTTCGTACTACAAGTGGTACATCTGTATCAGGTTCTGAACCATCCTTTGTTGATAAGGGATTTGAAGAGGTAGCTCTGAGACAAGAAAACTTCTTTGAATCACCAAGGATCATCGCCTCCAAGGAGAATGAAGATCTATATCTTGATGAACTTCCTGGTAACAAGTCCTTCACCATGAACCTGGATCTGATTACAGATGATACTCGTATCTCACCTGCTGTTGACCTGAACCAGACTTCCGTGATTCTTACAAGTAATAGAGTCAATCAACCTGTTACAGATTACGCAAGTGATCCTAGAGTCAATACTACAGGAAGTGATCCTAATAGATTCTTCTATGTAACTAAGAATGTGGCTCTTGAGAATCCAGCTTCTGCTATTCAAATCTTCTGTGACGCGTATATCCCAGAAACTGCAGACATTAGAGCTTTCTACGCATTGAATCAAGATGGACCTGTTGATGATGTAATCTTCGTTCCGTTCCCTGGTTTCGGTAATTTCCAACCCAATGGATCTATCGCATCACAAGGATCAAGTAATGGAAGTTCTGATTTGTTCGTACCCAAGGTTGATGTCTTTACTCCAAAGCCCAATCTTTCAATGTTCAGAGAGTTCAAGTTCTCTGTAGATTCTCTTCCTACCTTCAAGTCGTTTAGAATCAAGTTGATCGCAACATCAACTAACCAGGCAACTGTACCTATGATTCGTAACTTCAGAGCTATTTCACTGGCATGATGAAGAAGGTTCCTGTAAAAGATCACACCAATCTGTATCGCGATCGTTCTTCAAAAGCGATCGTGAATACAGATTCAAATGGGTATCAAGCCTATGTGGCTAACAGAGAAAAACTCTCTACTGATAAGGAAAGAATTGATCAGTTGGAAACGACTGTCGAAGAGATCAAGTGTGATCTCACCGATATCAAATGTTTGCTCGTCAAGTTACTTGATAAATAGAAAAAAAGTAGTAGTGAAGAATGGCTCAACCTACCAATAGACAAGAACTGGTTGACTACTGCCTGAGACAACTCGGTGCTCCTGTTCTTGAAATAAATGTAGCGGAAGAACAGATTGATGATCTGGTAGATGATGCTCTTCAATATTTTCAAGAGAGACACTTTGATGGAGTTGAAAAGGTTTTTCTGAAATATCAGATTACTCAAGGTGATATTGATAGAGGAAGAGCAAGACCACCTGGTGCACCTGAGAATGGATCAGGTCAAGTTGGTATTGCGAGTACAAGTGCAACAGCAAATATCGTAGGGACAGCTACAACATTCACATATTACGAAAATAGTAATTATCTTCAGATCCCACCAAACATCATTGGTGTGAATAAAGTGTTCCAGTTTATGACTACTAGCACTGGACAAGGTATGTACAACGTGAAATATCAGTATATGCTGAATGGTGTCCAACTCTGGGGTGGTGCAGGCTTTGATATGTTGTCATATTCGATGACAATGAGCTATCTGGAAACGATGAATTTCCTCCTTAACACCCACAAACAGTTCGGTTTCAACCAAAGATCTGATAGATTGTATCTCCATGTGGATTGGAGTAACCTCAAAGTTGATGAATTCTTGATTATTGAGGCTTATAGAGCAGCGGATGGAGACGATTATTCAAGAATTTGGAATGATTCGTTCCTAAAACCATATTTGACAGCTCTAATCAAGAGACAATGGGGTCAAAATCTGATTAAATTCCAAGGAGTCAAACTTCCTGGTGGAATTGAGTTCAACGGAAGACAGATTTTCGACGATGCAGTCAAAGAATTAGAGGAAATTAAGGAAAGAATGACCTTCAACTATGAACTTCCACCCATGGATATGATTGGTTGATAGAAAATGACACTAAATCCCTTCTTTCTCAACGGAACAAAGACTGAACAAGGACTAGTTCAGAGCTTGATCAATGAACAGATCAAGATGTACGGTATCGAGTGCTATTATTTGCCTCGAAAATACATGACAACCAACACGGTTATCAAGGAAGTCATCGAATCTAAGTTCGATTCCGCGTATCCACTGGAGGCATACCTTGATAGTTATGAAGGATTTGGTGGTCAAGGAACAATTTTGTCGAGATTTGGTATTGATGACAAAGATGATTGTACTTTAATCATCTCAAGAGAAAGATTTGAGACTTATATTGCACCTCTATCAGAGAATTTACCCAATACTGAGCTCACAACTCGTCCAAAAGAGGGAGATTTGATCTATTTTCCTCTTGGTGATCGTATTTTTGAGATTAAATTCGTAGAACACGAGCAACCTTTCTATCAATTAAAGAAAAACTACGTCTATACACTCACTTGTGAGCTATTCCGCTACGAAGATGAGGTTGTTGACACTGGAATTGGTGAAATTGATGACAATTTGGTCGATAAAGGGTATATTCAAACCCTGAATATGATTGGTACAGCATTAACTGCTACCGCTTCTGCTGGAATTTGTACTCTTGGAGCTGTAAATCTGGTTTCAATCACTAATATGGGTAAAAAGTACTCATTTAGACCTGAAATTGGATTCTCTTCTTCACCTGGTACCACTACAGTTGGTATTGCATCACTCACAAATGAGTATATTCAGTGTAATGGATTAAAAGGTGGCATGGTTGAGGCAATTGACTTAGTAAATGCTGGTTGTGCATACACTATTGCACCACAAGTCAAAATTACACCGTCTGGAAACGACGATGGTGAAGGTGCAACAGCCACAACTGGTATTTCTACGAATGGATCTATCCAATTTGTGACTATTACTGATGGTGGATCTGGATATACTACCAATCCCAACTTCACCTTTGTTGGAATTGATACCACTTTACCTGTAGGTGTTGTTACAGGTTATGGTTATGGTGTTATTAATGCTGCTGGTGTTGTTACTGCAGGTTATATCAGATATGGTGGTGAGAACTACAACCTTACTGGCCTCTCAACAATAACTAATGTTAATATTGATGATCCTGCGGGACTCGGATCCACTATTGGAATTGGCACATATATCTTCAATGAGGTCGTCACTGGTCAAACCTCAGGTACCTCCGCTAGAGTCAACAGTTGGGATGTTGAAAATCATATTCTTGAGATTAAGATTGTTGATGGATCATTCACATCTGATGAACTTGTCATAGGTGAAACATCAGGAGCATGTTATGCAATGAGATCACAGATTGTTGATGATTTGGTGACACCATACGCTGATAATGATAATATCGAAACAGAGTCTAATAAGTTGTTCGACTTCACAGAATCGAATCCTTTTGGTGACCCATTTTAGAAAGTTGTTAAATAGTAGTATAAACCTACCTTAGGGCAATGTTTGACTATTTCTATAATGAGATACTGAGATCGGTAATTATCGGTTTCGGGTCACTCTTCAATGATATTGAAGTTCAACATAAAAACGACAAAGATCAGACTAGTAGTGTGATCCAAGTTCCTATTGCCTATGGTCCAACTCAGAAGTTTCTTGCTCGTATGCAGCAAGAGGCCAACCTGAATCGTCCGATTCAAATCACACTCCCAAGAATGTCATTTGAATTCACATCTCTTTCATATGACCCTGAGAGGAAAACCACTAAGAATCAAAACTTTATCACACAAACACCTGATGGTTCTCAGATTAAGAGAGTTTATTCTCCTGTTCCCTACAATATGGGATTTACTCTTTCGATCTATACGAAACTGAACGATGATATGTTGCAAATCGTCGAACAAATTCTGCCTTATTTTCAACCACAATACAATCTTTCTATCAAGTTTCTTGGCAATTTGAATGAGGTTCGTGATATCCCAGTGGTCTTGGATAACATTGAGATGAGTGATGACTATGAGGGTAACTTTGATACACGAAGAGCTCTGATTTATACTTTATCTTTTACAGTCAAGACTTATCTTTATGGACCTATTACTGATATTACAGGAGATATCATTAAGAAAGTTACCGTTGGTTATGTTGCTGGTGAAACGGGTCGTGGTGGCCTTGTGACTAGAGATCTCTCTTACACTGTAACACCTAGAGCAACGAAGGACTATGATAACAGTCTTATCAGTAATCTAGCAGAGGATGTTGACTTCACTCAAACAGCTATCAAGGTGACAAATCCTGGTGGTGTGACAGAGAAGACATACATCTATGTTGGAACTGAGGAGATGTTTGTTGAGAA